GGTGTCAGGATCCGCGATGAAGTTGAAGCGGCTGGGCTTCAGTTGCTGCAGGCGGATGATGCCGTCAGTGACTGCGGTGACGTTTTCCTTGAGGCGGTAGTCGGAGGAGGTGTTGTAGGCAGTGGCGGAAGCACTGGTGGATACAGAGCCAACTACACCATTTGAATTAGAAAATGAGACGTGATAACGTGTGCTGGTGCTTCCCGCATAAGACTCAGCCCCGACTTGTGCGTTGTTCGCAGAGGAGTTAGATGCAAAATAAAGTTTAGCTGTTGTAGACCTTGATCCAAGTGTTGCTGTTGCATAATTCCCAACGGCAGTAGTTCCGTCGCTGGTAATACGCATGTGCTCCGTCGGAGAACTCGCCCCATCTGCAGTAGTGGAGAACACTAGGCGGCCTGGCATGTCGCTAGCGCCAGGGGTGCCGTCTACATAGGCTTCAATTTGAGCGCCATAGATAAAATCACTTCCATCAGCACCTTGAAATGATATTCTGCCAAGTCTATCATCTGATGAAGATCCATTTACATACTGGACAATTTGATAAGCAGTGCTTCTTGATTTAGCAAACACTAAACTTGGCGCGTCTGCAGTATTATCGTTTCTATTTATTGCTGCTGCAGCAGCAAAAGAATCTCCTCCTTCAACTTGAAATCTAATAGCGCCACCCCCATTAAAATATCTATCACGCGCACTAGACGTACCAACTAAGAGGCGTCCCGAAGCATCAAGCAGCAAGCTATTAGCTGGTGCAGAACCGTTTAGCTGAACTGCATCATTTACGCCTGCAGTACCAGCACCTTTGACGCGGAATGTGCCGCTGGAGTCGATGCGGGCGCGTTCGGAGCCATTTACATCAATGCCTAAAGTATTTGCACTCGGTGTGCCTATAGCCGCATAAGTTGTTGCGCCGCTATTTGGGCTAAAGCGTATGTAAGCAATGTTGTCTACAGAGCGCCCACGAATGTTAAATCCCCACGCAGAAGAATCACTGACTACATCTAGTGGATAGCCAGGACTCGTAACGCCAATCCCTACGTTGCCACTCGCATCAATAAACAACCTCCCAGTCCCATTAGTTGCTACCGCTACTTGGTCTGCGCCGGGGCTGTAGATGCCTGTGTTGAGATCGCCAGTGAACGTAATTGATGGCGTAGCAGCCGCTCCAGCGGCAGCAACAATGTTGGCGTTATCCATGACTAGATCACCAGTCATTGTGTCGCCAGCGGCGTTCACAAATTCCTCAGCCTCACTGCGCCATTCGCTACCGTCCCAGATCTTCAGGACGTAACCACCACCGCTAGTATCCAGCCATTGCTCACCAATAGCATTACCGCTAGATCCTGCAGGGCTGCTATTCGGTGCAGACGTTCCAACGTGAACAGGACCGACCTTAACTAGAGCACCTGCCGCATCCTTGAAAAACAAACCGGCAGTTGTGGCGTTCGTGTTGATCGCTAGCTGGCCATCTGCCATCGAAGCAGGAGTAGGCCGCTTGCTAGCGGTATTTGAACGCAAATGCTGGAGAGCCATTCCTTAACGCCAGAATACTGGCCGGAAATTACTCTCCTATTCTATAACGCTCAAAAAGCGCCGTCGTCAAGCTGGCTGGTTAATGCCACCGTTCCAGTGGTATCAGGCAGCGTAATTGTCCGGTCTGCAGTTGGATCAGTCACAGCAAGTGTGGTCTCAAAATCATTATCTGTTGCACCTTCAAATACCAAACTGCCAGCAGCACCGATTAGCACTTGGCCGGTAAACGTACCACCGGCTTTGGGCATTGCCAATGCAGCCAAGTCATAGGCGGTCTTGACGGCATTAGCTGTAGCGGCCAGCGTTGTAGATGTTGAACTTGTGGTGTTATTGAGCTGTACTACACCAGCATTGCTAGTTGTTGCGGCCTGGATCTTGCTAGCTGAAATCGCTGCACTTGCATTGATGTCAGCATTAACAATCGAACCAGCAGTGATCGCAACGACACCGGCATTGCTAACGCTGATGTCACCCGTGATCGGTACAGCGGTTGGTACGTTTGACGCACTGCCGACCAGCATGTAAGCACTGGTCAGATTGGCGAGTTTGCTAAACGCAATACCGGCACTGGCGCTGATGTCAGCATTAACAATCGTGCCATCGCTGATCATCGCGCTAGTCACGGTGCCGGTATCACCTGTCGTGATGACGGTGCCTGATACGTTTGGCAGTGTGATCGTTCGATCAGCCGTTGGATCGGTAATCGCAATCGTTGTCTCAAAGCCGTCGTCTGTTGCACCTTCAAAAATCAGCGAAGCGGTAGCGCCAATCTCAAGGTCGCCGGTCATCGTGCCACCGGCTTTCGCTAACTTCTCCGTTGAAACTTCCTGCAGTGCAGTCTGTACGTTGGTTGATTGGATATCACCAAATGGCGTAAACGAAATGTTTGATGCAAGCTGTGATGCCACGAAGCTAGAAACATCCAGCAGCTCCCAGTCCGTTCCACTGGATAGCAGAATGTCGGGTGGGTTTAGTCCGACTGCTGGTGCCGGAGCGGTGCCAGTACCAAGCTCGCTAACAACCAGGTAATACTGGCGGTTGTCTGCTGATGCAGCAGGTAGAGCGGATCCAGCAGTTAGACCAGCCGCTTGACCTTGTGTTGTGACGGAAGCAACAAGGTTGGTCGAAGCGTCGTAAGTACCAGCAAAAATGATCTCACCGCTGGTGATCGTTACCGGCTGCCAGGCGTTACCGTCCCAGATGTAAAGATCACTATTGATTGAGTCAAAGAAGAATTGTCCGGCATAATCAGCCGTCGGGAAGGTGACGACACCAGCAGTTGAATCCGAACCACCGAATTGACAAACGGATGAGTTTGAAAACTTGTTGCCGGTAATTGAGTTATTGGCAATACGCCCAATCGGCATCGTGCCGGATGTCAAAATTGCGGCGCTAATCTCGGGGATGTCTGCTGCAGCAAGTTGCGTTGCAGTGGTGATGATGCCACGGGAATTAACCGTAACCTTGGTATATTCCCCAGCAAGTACGCCGCTGTCAGGGATGCTGATGTTGCCCGAACCATCAATTTCAAGACCGCTGTTTGCTGGTACAGTCACACCACCAACAGTTGTGGTGGTTGACAATGGCAGATCAGTGTCTACCAGCGCCACAGCAGCGGTGATGCTACCAAACTCATCAAAGGTGATGCCGTTGATCGTATTTGCAACAACGCTGTTTGCAATACTGATTTCACCCGCGCCCGTGATTGATAGGCCGGAATCTGATGGAACGATTACGCCGCCAACAGCAGTTGTGGTGGATAACGGCAGATCTGCTGCAACCAGTGCAGCGGTTGATGAAATCAGACCTTGAGCGGTAAAGGTAATACCGTTGCGCGTTCCAGGAGTGATCGCGTTGGTAATGCCGATGCTACCGCTGGTTTTATCTAGGCCACGATCCAGTGATGCTGATGGGATCTTTGCTGCAGTGACAGTATCGGCGCTGAGTTTTGCACCATCAATGCCGGTAGCAAGTTTGATGTCCGTGACTGAAGCATCGACAATCTTATTTGTGGTGACTGCGTTATCAGCCAGTTCAGATGATGTAACAGCACTTGCCGCAATATTCGTCGCGGTAATCGTGTCAGTAGCAATCTTCGCACCAGTGACGGCATTATTAAGAATTGATGCAGTATCGACAGCATCATCAGCCAATTCTGCCGCAGTGACTGCATCAGTAGCGATGTTTGCTGCCGTGATGGTATCAGCCGCGATTTTTGCGCCTGTTACCGCACTATTGACGATGGCTGCTGTATCAACAGCATTGTCTGCCAGTTCTGATGCCGTAACAGCATCTGCTGCGATTTGTGTTGATGTAATTGTGTCAGTAGCGATCTTGGCTGCTGTAACCGCTCCATCAGCCAGTTTTGCTGTAGTTACATTCAGATCGGTGATCTTTACTGTTGTTACAGCGTCTGCCGCGAGTTCGTCGGTATCAACCGCACCAGTGGCGATATTATCTGCGGTGATTGTGTTTAGCGCGATCTTTGCGCCAGTACCAGTGCCACCAACAACGGCGGCATCAACAATGGCTGCGGTATCGACTGCATTGTCCGCTAGCTCAGATGCGGTAATTGCATCAGCCGCAATTTGAGTGGCGGTAATCGTATCGTTAGCGATCTTCGCTGCGGTAACAGCAAGATTCTGAATTGCAGCAGTATCAACAGCATCATCGGCTAATTCGGACGCACCAACAGCATCGGCGGCGATATTTGTTGCCGTGATTGTGTCGGTGGCAATTTTCGCACCAGTGACAGCCGCGTCTACAATCGCTGCGGTGTCTACGGCATTATCAGCAAGCTCGTTGATAGTGACCGCATTAGTGGCGATCTTGGCAGTTGTGACCGCACCATCTGCAATTTTTGCTGTCGTTACGTTTAGATCTACAATCGCGGCTGTATCAACAGCGTTATCTGCAAGTTCTGATGCAGTAACGGCGTCTGGCGCAATATTTGTAGCGGTGATCGTGTCGGTGGCGATCTTTGCGCCAGTAACGGCACTGTTAACAATTGCTGCAGTATCAACAGCATTATCGGCTAGCTCAGATGCTGTAACGGCATCTGCTGCGATATTCGCCGCTGTGATGGTATCAGTAGCGATCTTCGCGCCAGTGACAGCCGCATCAACAATGGCAGCAGTATCGACGGCATCATCGGCCAGTTCTGATGCGGTAACTGCATCGGCTGCAATCTGTGTTGCAGTAATGCTGTCGGTTACAATCTTCGCGCCAGGTATGACGCCATTGTCGATTAGATTGACGACACCCTGCTGAACAAGACCTTTGACGGTCAGGCGGCGGGTTTCACTAGACGAGTAATCCGCAACCGCAATGTCATCATTGGCTTCCGCATCCGCTTGCGCGAGGACTGGAAGTTCTGAAATCCTGAGGTCTGCCACGAATTACTAGACCAGTATGCTTCTTGTATTCTAGGACTATGAAGGCTTTTAGTCCTGTTGTTCTGTCTCCAGGAAGCCTGACTGATTCGCTTCTTGGCGGATGCGGTCTGCAAAACCTTGCTCCTGTAGCAAGTAGTTCGTAACGTAACGGGTGCGGAGCTTGATTTCGCCAGTTGTTACAAAGTCGATGGTGGCTTCAATTGGTTCGTCCGGCACGAATGCCATGCCGACGTTCGTAATCCGTGCATCAAACTCGTACCACACTTCATCATCGAAATCTTCAAGACGACCGCCGGGCTTGGAACCACGACCGATTAAGGTCAGCTTTGCGAAAAACTCACTGCCGATCCTTGTTCGCAAAATAAGTTGATTCATATAAATTGGCATTTCCACCACACCCACTGATTCACCTTTTATTAGGGCGTCATTACTGCGGCGTTCATAATCGAAGTAGCAAGTGATCTTGCCACTGCCGCTGATTAGCCCCGAGTAGTTGCGGCGAAATTCATCCGACAATGCAGTCGTGTCAACGACTTCGCGTTCTGTATTTAGTTCGTAATTACGGACTTGACCTAAAATGCGCTCGTTATTATTGCGAACCTTGATGGTGATTGGTACGTCACGACCGGGGTCTACAAGGTCAACACGCCC